ATTTCTTCCATGATCTAAAACTTCTCCTTGCAATCTTTGTTGCGCTTATTCTTTGAAATTTCTTTTTCTTCAGAAGTTAATTCATCTACTGAAGCAAGTGATATAGCCTCACATATACTTATATGTCTACTAATGTCAGGACCTTTAACCTTATTTTCAATAACTTCTAAATATATTTTTAGTCCTTCTTCTACAAGCTTAAGTTTAATCTGTAGTATTTGTTTAGTATTTTTCATTTTAATTGATTATTATATGCGTTTACAATGTGATGGAATTGAGTAATTATTTTAATAACTGTACTATACTTAATAGCATATTCTTGTTGATATAAATAATAATCTCCAAATCTTTTTACCAATTTTAACCAATCTATTTTATCCTTTGATAGAAGTAGTTTTTTAATTAATACAGATGGTTCATATTCATCTTGAAGAACTAAAGTGAAATACTGCTTTGCTTTATCTCCAACATTAGTTACATTTTTATAAATAAAGGTATAAGCTTTCATTTTAATTGTTCTTTATAAAATTCAATAAGTTCTGTCATTATCTTTATTCTTATTCTTCTGTTCCTTACATTCCACCAATATGCACCATGATGTTTTGGTTCATACTTCTTTAATTCATGAAATATTGTAGTTGCACATCTAATAGATATTATATCATAACTAACACTAGTAGATTCATACCTATAATTTAAGTATCTACATTCATTTGCAGTTAAATAGTTATTAGAGTTTATACTTAATAACTCACATATACCACTACTTTCTTTAGTATTCTTTTTATAATGATATAAAGCATTCTCCATTAACTTGAGCTTTATTCTAAACTCTTTCTTACTCTTTCTCATAGTATTTTATTTGCTATTCTTTTAATAATTTCTATTTTAATCTCTTTACTATGATCTTTATCATCTATATCAAATGGTAAAGTAAATAGTAGTTCATAATCATAATCTATTGTATAGTTACTACCTATAATCCATTCTAATAACTCTAATAAGAAGAATAATTTTCTTTTCTTTATTATTTTTTTATAGAAACAAGTAGTTTTTTCATTATGTATAACAGGTGTTCCAAATATATTAAGACCTACAGGAAATACTTCATAGTATATTACTCTGTCAAATATCTTTATTTCTTTCATAGCCTATCTATATCTTCTAATCTATATACTCTTTCTAAGAAATTAGTTTTAGTTGCTAATTCATCTTTGAATTTAACAAGAGCTATTTTACTATTTTTAACAAGTATCTTGCATATTTTATCCATTTTATCTATTTTATTCCATGCACATGCCCATATTGGATAATATTCTGCTTTCATATCAAACTCTGTATCATCTTCTTCAAGTATATTTGGATTGTGTAGTATACCTTCTTCTAATGCTTTTGTTACATCATTAATAAAGGCTTCATCATATTCTTTTATATTTGTCTGAAACATAATAGTTTTATTTAATGTTTATATTCATTTTCTGCAATTATTCCACTTTGTTCTTCTATTTTTCTTTCAAACAGCCATTGAGTAATTGCTATTTGTTTTGTATCTTCATGTAATCTTATCCATTTTAAAGGAAGCCATATATAATTAATATCAAAATACTTTTCATCTTGAAAAGGAGATATTTGAATATCTAATTTTATTAGTATTGCTTTTTCTGTTTTCCTTTTTATATCAATATATGAAAAATAATGTAATGGAGCAGTATCTTTTTGATAATCTGGATAATATTTTTCCATATAATAGTTTTTAATTGGTTAGTGAAAAAAATAACTAATAGCCTAAAGAATAAAGAGGCGGCAGCTCCCTGGTTTTATACTTTGTACCAGCATAATTGCTGTCAGTACACTGCCTTGCATTATCTATAAACTTATCGTTTCATGTAAAAGTGTTTTACAGTTTGCTGCTGCCTATTGGACCATGTTTCTTTTTAACATAGGTACCCTTAACTTCACTATCCCAAATTAATCTTCCTCTTCTTACATATCTAAATGTAGGTACGAAGTTTCTTGAATTACTAAAGCTATTAAAGAATCTAGCTATGGTTGCGAATGTTTTTGTCATGATAATAGTATTTAGTTTGTTTTATAATTAAAATTAAGTCTTATTTCTACATTTATAGCAAGTACAAATCTCTTTCTTAAATCTACCACAACCACTTGCATAAATGTATCCTTCGTCTATTAATTTCTGGTATTTACCTGTCTTTTTCCACATGTCTAAGGTACGTGGATTTGTAATCCTTAATACACCATAACATGGTGTATCAGTTTTCATAAATCCAAAATAATTCATAATGTGTCTTTTAGAGCTATCTTAGTTTGTATTCCAGTAAGATTATCCATAAAATAAAGGGTATCTCCTTTATAATAATAGGTTTCATCATTATGAGGACCTACAAAATAAGCTACTGAGTCACAATAAGGACTAAAGAACAGATTATCTTCAATGGCATTGTGATGCCAGTTTGGATGCTGTGCTTTTATCTCATTATAATAGTATTGGTCACTACCCTCTTTACAATAATTCTTATTATATAATATCATTACTATAATGACTATTGCAGTCATAATAACTGATATAATAATATTAATTGAGGTATAATTAGGCTTTTTCATTGGTAATAGTTTATGTGTGTGGTTAATAATAGTTTTAAAACAAGTAAGTCAGACTTAAAATCATCTGACTTACTAAGATCATTATATAAAGATAACTTATCCCTCTGTATTTAGTTATAATAGAGAACTTTAATTAGTTGGGTTCTTGTACTATTATAACTACCTGACCTTGGGAATCAGGAATGATACATTAATAATTATGTTGTGTGTGTTTAAAAACAGAGAACTACAGCTGTTGAGCCATAGTCCTATGTTGTGGTAGTGGTAAAGCCTATCCTAATGTAGGCTGTGTTGCAGGAACAGTCCTGGAAGTAGTTGTTGCAGTTTCAAAGGCAACATCAAAATCAAAATCTTCCAAGGATGCTCTTTCAGCATAAGGTAAATGAGAAACTCTCAAGTACACTACAGCACCTGCATCAGTATCAACCATATCAGCTGTAGCAAGATATTTACTACCAACTGTCATACCATGAGCAATACTTTTCTCAAAGATTTGTGCAGAGGCTTGAACCACTTTATCTTTTGCATTTACGAAAGAGATTGTTGCAACACGATACTTGGTTCTTTTCTCGTTATTAAGTTCCAAAGTGTCGTTACCAATTGATAACAATGTGGCTTCAAATTGAATACTGTTTTCACTAATACGTTTCATAATGTTATTGATTTATATGATTAAGGAAATAAGATACAATGTTAAGGTAGGCTTTACCATTAAGGATTTACCCTACTTGTATAGTACTGCATATAGTTAGCAAATAGTTTAAATAATCATCATAACCAAACTAATAAATATTGTGATGATGCAACAAGGTTGCTATAAAGCTATGTTACTTGTTGACTTGAAAAGGCTATTATATACTATGATACCAATTAATGGCATTATGGATATATAACAAATTAGGTGGGGTAGGTAGACCTGCTCAAGTACTACAACTAACTCCTTGTAACCCAACACTTTAGTAAGACCTAAACCATAGTAATTAACTATGATTGAAGGTCAAGAATAGGGAAGGGGGCGAAATAGGTGGCTGTGTTTAAAGTAATAAGGCTTAATATGATTACTATATATATATATTGTATAACAATGATGATTTGTATTCATTGTTACTATGTATATATAATAGTAAAGATATTACTACTAACTACTATGATAAACATTGGCACCAACTTTGCCAAGTTTGAGGAAGACTTTGTGATGACTTTGTTACAATAATAATACTCCCCTGGAAATAAACTCTGCCTTGTCATCATAGGGGGGGGATGTCTTCCCTGAAAATATGGGAGGGGGTGATGTAGGGGGTCCTCCTCGTTTTCATAATTTTTCAATTTTTTAAGATTAGAAAAATTTTTTTTATAATTTTTAAACCTCTTACTTAATACTCTCATAATTTTTAAAGTTGGAAAAATTTTTTAATAATTTTTTAAAAAATTTAAATTTTAGTCTAAAAAATGTGCCCCCCACACAAAAAAAGCTATTACAAACTATTTTTAATCAACACTTGGAAAGTTGGCAAATTTAGCATAGTTTTGCAGGGTGTCAAAGAAAAGAAGCAAAAGAAAGTTTTTTTTATTTATATATCTCTGTATAATCTTGTATTATATACTAAGTTTGTTACAGAGGTAAAGAGGTAAAGTGTGTTCTATAGGAGAGGATCCTTAGAACTGACTACATAGACAAATATATGTAGTTTCTTATTATAGGGTTTTGGTTAGATTAAGAGGAGGTACATTCCCAGTGTATCTCCTTTTTTTTATACCTATTATTTGTTGATGGGTATAAATATTAAAGTTTTTTATTAATTTTTATTAAAAAATTTTTGAATATAGAATTATTTGTTATACCTTTGCGTTATATTTATATAATTGTATGTGATGAAAGATGTAAAAACTATTAAAAAACTATTGAGGGTACCTACAGATGTTTTCTATGTAAAGTATCTACAACTATTAAATCCACTATTTCCTGTAGAACTTACTATGAAAGAGATTGAGGTACTATCCTCATTCATGGCTCTTGATAAGAGTATTATTGGTGAAAGTATTATTAATACTTTATCAAGGAAACTGGTTAAGAATAAATTAGGATTATCCTCTGCAGGGTTAACTAATTATATTACTTCAATAGTAGATAAGGGATATCTTATAAAGAATCCTCTTACAGGGATACTTAAACTTAATCCTTATGTTAATGTTGATTCTGATATTTTAAAATTTGAGATAATTTTAGATAAGAATGAAAATTGAGTTCAGAGATCTTGTTAAGGAATTCTATGATAAGAATAAGGAGAGTATTGGAAGTTACTCTTTCGAGAGAGTTTATAGTATATGCTCCTTTATTTTTATTTGTACAAAGAGATTCATGGAAAATGGCACATTCCCAAACATAAGATTACAATATTTTGGTAACTTTCTTGTAAGGAGAAAAAGAGTTGAATCAGAGAATATGAAGCTGAAGGAAAACTTTGAAAATAAAGTTATTGATGCAAAGACATATTTTGAATATAGTAAAGTTTTAAAAAATTATTTAAATGAGTTACAAGATAAATGAAGTTAGTGTAGGAGAGATTAAACAAGGAGTTGTAAGGACAGTATCTTTTACACTAAGCCAGGATGTATCTGAAATAGAAAAAATAGAAAGTACATGCTCATGTACTACAACCAGGACAGTAGGAAATAAGATGAAAGTAAATTATAAACCTAAGAAAACTGCTATACAAAGATTACCTATTGAAAAGGAAATAGGAGTAATGTATAAAGATGGAAGTATGGAACTTTTAGTAATTAAAGCAATAGTAATAAAATGATTGACACAGCAACAACACAGAAGATTAAAACTCTACACCCTATAATTAGGACTGATGTAGAGAGTATAGTAAAATACATTAATGAGAAGGTACTTACTGGTAAAGCTAAGGTAAGGATTACCCAGGGATATAGGACTTTTGAAGAACAGGCTGCACTTTATAATCAGGGGAGAACAAAACCTGGTAAGATTGTAACTAATGCAAGAGCTGGTTTCTCTTATCATAATTATGGATTGGCATTTGATATATGTCTACTTATAGATGGTAAGGAAGTTTCCTGGGATATTAATAAGGATTTTGATGGAGATCTCAAATCAGATTGGAAAGAAGTAGCTGAAACTTTTAAGTATCGTGGTTACTTTTGGGGTGGAGATTATAAGAATACTAAGGATTATCCACACTTTGACAAGAGTAATGATTATAGTATTAGTTCATTACTTAAGTATTATGAAGAAAAGAAATTTATTGATGGAACTAAATATGTAAAATTGTAAAATTATTAATTATGTTTAAAAAATTTAAGACAAAAGAAGGTGAAGTATTTGAAGCATTTAGATGTAAAAAGAAAAACATTAGAAAGATACTTGATATGAGTATTGAAGGACTTTCTGAAAAAAGAGTACAGCTAATAATAGACTTAACTGCTCTATTTTGTGGATGTTATGATGGATTACCTGTAGACAAAGGATACTGGGTTGTTATAAAGAATGATGATGATTTTTGTCTTTATGGTCATAATTTATTTAAGAATAAATTTAAACTTAAAGAAAGAAAGGAAACAAGAAAAATACAATATACTGGAAAAAATTATCCTGAAGTATTAGATTTCTTTTATCCAGATGGTTTAGATAAAGAAGAATATGAAAGATTTCAAGAATATATAGAAACTTTTGTAAAAGAAGGAGATTGGCTTTTAACAGGTAATGAAAGAAATGGTTATGTTGAAATTTATACAAAAGTAAAAAAATAACATGGCTTATTTATTTGTAGTACAAGAAAAGATAGTTATACCTAATCCTGAGACTCTACTTATACCTCCTTTTAAGGAGATCTGGGAAAGAGATACAGATAAAAGAAAAGAGACTGCATTACAGGAGCTTACTTATATTGAATTTATGAGTTCATTTAAGAAGAGTAATCCTTTTAAGGACTATCCTGAAGATAGAAAAAGTAATATGATTATTGCAAGTGTAATTAAGATTGATGACTGGAAACCTGATAGACTTGTTATAGAGGGTATTAAGAAAATACAGGAGTTACAAACTAATGGTTCAGCTACTTTCTCATATTACTTATCAGCTAAAAATGCTGCAGAGAAGTTACAGAACTTCTTTAATAATTTTGATATGGATGAAAGACATCCTAAGACAGGTTTACCTATTTATAAACCTAAAGAGATAACATCAGCATTGATGGATACAGAAAGAGTTTTGAATAATCTTACCAATATGGCTAAGAAAGTTGAAGAAGAATTATTTGAAGATTCAAAAATTAAAGCAGATAAGAAGATATCTATATTTGCATCACCAGAAAATTTTAACCTTAATTAATATGAAAATAGAAATTGATACTAAACAAAAAACAATTAGAATACTTGAAGTAATAAGTTTTGAAGAACTTGTTACTGAACTTGATAAGATGTTAGGATTAGATGAACAGAAGAATTATAAGGTAATTCCTTATACAGACCCATATTCTTTTCCTTATGTTCCTTATAATCCTATAACTACATATGGTCATGGTGGTACTTCAATCCCCAATCCTTATCCTACTTTTACTACTTTTGATCCAGTTACTAATATAGTAAATAATGAAAATATAAAATCAGCTCAATAAATATGATATATAAAAAATTTAAAATAGATCTTTATAATTGGGATGTTTTTTATTATGACTTTGAAAATCATGATGAAATAGATATTAAAATTAAAAGTTTTAATAAAATAGCTAATAAAGTAAATATATCTAAAGAAGATTTAGAGATGATTGAGAATAAGATGAAAAATGAAGCAAGTGATGGTGGCTTTTGTTTTCGTAATCTTAGTAAAAGAATTAATCTGATAGTTTTATTTCCATGTAAAAAGGAAGCTACAAAGATAAATGTAGTTACACATGAGATAAGACATGTTGTGGATGACATTGCAAAACATCTGTGGTTAAGAAAAGATAAGGAAGCTGTAGCATATTTAACAGGATATATATCAGAGAAAGTATTATCACTATATATATAATTGTAAGAAATGGATAATATAAGGGGAGAAAATGGATTTTTTATTAACACTGAAGTGTTTAGAGAAGAAGCTAATCACTTTAAAAAATATGGATACTACTGTGCAGATCCTGAGAACTCTCCAGCATGGTATGACTATTGGTTAGAGCAGAAAAAGAGATGTCTAAATGGTTATGAATCAGCTGGTAGTAGAATAAGTGGTGATTTTTATCACTATCTTAACTTCTGTCCTATAAAGAAAGTTGATATAACATCTATTGTAGGTAAGAGAGCCAAGAAAGTAATTGACTTTCCTGACTTCTGGGATGGTGACTATAATTACTTCTGGATTAGGGAGATAGCAAGGAATGGTATTCTTGATGTATTTGATATTCCAATTGAGGAACAGGAAAATATACTTGCACTACACCCTGATATAAGAAATGAAACCCTTAAATTTTACTATGACAAACTACAACTAATATATAAACCTGTTATTGAAGACCTTATAGGAGGTAAAGACCTTATAGTGGGTAAAGCCAGGAGAAGAGGTTTCTCTTATAAGAATTCTTCAATAGGTGCAAAGAACTATTTTCATAAACCTAAATCATATACTATGTATATGGCTTATGAGAAGAAGTATCTTTATCCAGGACAGAAGACTATTTTTGGTAAAACCCTGGATTATATTAACTTTATAAATGCTAATACTGCATGGACTCAACCTTCTGATGTTATTGACAGACAAAATCACATAAAAGCTTCATATATAGAATACTTAAATGGTAAAGCTGTTGAGAAAGGTTTTAAATCTGAGATAGAAGCTATATCTTTTAAGGATAATCCTGATGCAGGTAGGGGAGCTGACTCTGAAGATATATTTGGAGAAGAGGTTGGAGCATGGGGTATCCCAGGAGGTCTGAAAAATACACTAGCTGCAATGAGATCTTCTTCTGAAGCAGGTAGTTTGAAGACAGGACTTATTACACTTTTTGGTACATCAGGAGCCATGGAAGATGGTTCCATAGACTTTGCTGACTTATTTGACAGACCTCAGGCTAACAACTTCATGGCATTCTATGACCAGTGGGGAGACTATAAAGAGAAGATTGAGGGTGTATTTTTTCCAAAGAATCTTAATACTGAGGGTTTCTATGATCCACAAGGTAACTCTGACCTTGCAGGTGCCAAAGCTGCAGAGTTAAAAACCAGGTTAGAATTAATTAAAAATGGAGCAACATCTACAGAGATAAGAAAAAGGATGCAGGAAGAATCTTTAACTTCTTCTGAAGCTTTTTCACTTATAGCCCAGAATGATTTTCCTATAGTAGAGTTAGAAGCAAGGAGAAAAGTGTTAATGGCTACAGGAGACCACAAGAAGAAAGGGATCCCTGTTAAAATGTACTATGCTGATGGAGAGTTAAAGGTAGAACCTATACTTGATGGTAGTGTTGAACCTATAATGTCATTTAGAAACATACCTTTTAATCTGGAAGGATGTCCTGTAATTTATTTCCCACCTGTACTGGATGCACCAAGAGGTTTATATAAGATAGGATATGACCCATATAGACAAGATCAGGGAACCTCTTTAGCTGGTATTATTGTTTATATGACTAAATATATTGGATTCTATAAACATAATATAGTAGTAGCAGAATATGTAGGAAGGAAATCAAATCCAGAGGATGTAGATAGGATAGCTGAAATGTTAGCTGATTACTACAATACTACTATAATGTATGAGAATGAGGTACCATCAGTAAAGAATTACTTTAGAAGGATAAAGAGATTAAGTCTTCTTTCTATGCAGCCTGATGCAGTTATCTCAAAAAATATTAAGAATAGTAAGGTAGCCAGGGTATATGGATGTCACATGGTAGATCCACTTAAGGATGCTGGGGAAAGATATGTAAAGGAATGGCTTACAAGTGTAATGGATTATGATGAATTTGGAAACAAGATAACAGCAATTGATAATATATACTCATTAAGATTAATAGAAGAACTTCTGGTTTACTATAGAAAAGGCAACTTTGACCTTATCTCTGCATTATTTATGTGCTTATTCCAGGTACAGGAAGAGATCCTTGGTAAGGAGCATGGTGCAGAAAAGGAAAATAAGAAGATAAAAGAATTAATGGAACAATGGCAGGAAATGTCTAATAACTAAAAAGATGGAAAAACAAAGATTAAGCAGAAAAGAAAAAGAAGCAGAAAACTTTAAATGGTACAAAGAGAAAGTTGATAACCTTTTACCAAATGGGTATGGTTCTTTTGATAGTTTCAAAGTTATGGATAATCTTAAGTATAAGGTTATTTATGACCTTTTCAATGGTAAGCTAGATGAAGATGAGTATAAAGCAGTTTGTATGCCTTATGGGGAAGCAGTGGGGAAGTTACCTACGAAGATAAAGAACTTTGATATCTTGTCAAGAAAGATAAAAGCTCTTCTTGGTATAGAGATGAAAAGGAAATTTATGTGGAAAGCTGTAGCAATAAATCCTGAAGCAACTACGAGAAGGGAAGAAGAGGAGTTTGGTAAGATAAAGGAATGGGTTTATAAGGAAGCCATGGATCCTCTATTGAAAGAACTTGAGATAAAATATGCACAAGAGCTTAAGGGTAAGGAACTTAGTGAAGAAGAAAAGAATGCAATTCAGCAAAGGATGGATGAAGAAAGAGAAGCAATGACCCCTGATAAGATTAAGAAGTATATGATGAGGGATTATCAGGATCCTGCAGAGGAGATGGTAAATGACCTTCTTGAGTATCTCATAAATATCATAGATCTTCATTATAAGTTTAGCCAGGGATTTAAACATGCTTCATTATCTGCAAAGGAGATTTATTACGTAGGGGCACATAGAGGTAATCCTAATGTATGGGTTGTGAATCCACTACATGTTACTTTACTTGATTCAGGAGCCTCTGAATTTATAGAGGATTCAGAAGAGATTGCTGTTGAATATTATATGACTAAGACTCAGATTATTTCTCTGTTTGGAGATGAACTTACTGAGGAACAGATAGATAAGATATTTGATGATGGTAAGAAGGATGCATATGCAATGATACAGGATGAGTCATTCTTTTTTAATTCTGATACTACAAGAAATACAAGACCTATTATACATAGAGTATGGAAAGATCTTAGAAAAATTGGTTTCCTTACATATAAAGATATGGAAGGAAAAATACAGGAGAAACCAGTTGATGAGGAATATGAATTTAATGAAGACCTTGGTGACTTGTTGATAGAGTGGGAATGGATACCAGAAACATATGAAGGATGGAAACTTGCTGATGATATTTATGTAAGGATGAGACCTGTGGAAGGACAGCTAAAAGACTTAAATAGTATGTATAACTGTAAACTTCCTTATTATGGTGCCATTTATGATAATGTAAATAGTGAACCTGTATCAATGGGAGAAAGACTCTTAATGTATCAGTTTTACTATAATGTTATCATGTATAGGATAGAGAATCTTTTAGCTGGAGATAAAGGTAAGAAGATACTTATGAATATAAATATGATACCTGATTCAGCAGGTATAGATATTAAGAAATGGCAATACTTTGCAGAGACTACTCCTTATATGTGGTATGATCCAAATGAAGAGGGAAGCTCATATCAGGATGTGAATACTGTAGCTAAAGTTTTAGATCTAGGTCTGATTTCTAATGTTAACCAGTATATTGAAGCTGCAGAGTATATAAGGATGCAAGCTGGGGCTACTATAGGTGTTACAGATCAGGTAGAAGGACAAATAACTCCAAATGAAGCTGTTACAAATACAAGACAAAATCTTGTACAGTCATCTTATATACTTGAACCATATTTCTTCTTACATAATAAGGTAAAGAGAAATGTATTACAGGCAATTGTAGAATTAGCTAAGGTTGTTTATTCAAGAAATAATCTTGATAAACTTACTTTTGTAGTTGATGATTTCTCAAAGAAGATGCTTGAAGTGGATCTTGGATTACTTGATAATAATACTTTTGGAATTTTCATTAATGAAAGTGTTAAGACTGAAGAGATTAAACAACAAATAAACCAAATGAGTTTTGCAGCAATGCAGAATGGTGGTAAACTTTCTGATATTATTTCTCTGATAAGAAAGGATAGTATAATTGAGGCTGAAGAAAGTATAAGATTAGCTGAAGATAAAGCTGAGAAAGCTATGGTAGAGAATGAGAAAAGAAAAGAAGATTCAGCATTAAGAGTTATGGAAAAACAAAAAGAACTTGATAAAGAGAAACATGAGAGAGATAAGGAACTTATTGTTTTAAAAGAACAAGAAAGGAGAAAAACTGTAGTTGCACAATCTTATATTACAGGTGCATCCTTTAATGTAGATGCAGATAAAGATGATGATGGTGTAAATGACTTTATAGAGTTAGCACAGAATGAACTTGATAAAGATGAAAGAAGAGAAAAAATGGATCTTGATAGAGAAAAATTTGAACATCAGAAGAAAATTGATAAAGAGAAGATAGATATTGATAAGAAAAAGCTATTACAACCTAAATCAAAATAATTAAAAAAAATATATAAAAATCTAAATTTTTTATTTAATTTTGTGTTTTAAAATTAAAAAGTATGAGTGAACCTAAAAAAATAATGAGTCTGGAAGACTTTGAAGGATTTGATGATTTCAAGTTCTTTGAAGAAGAACCTTCTGAAGCGAAGGTTGAAAAAAAAGAAGAGAAAGTAGCAGAGGAAAAACCTGAAGAAAAAGATGAGAAACCTAAAAAGGAATTCTCTTTTGAAGAGGAAGAAGAAGATAAAAAACCTGAATCAACTACTGAATCTTTTTACAAGAATATGCTAAAATCAATGAAGGATATTGGAGCAGCTGATTTTGAAGAAGAGTTTGAATTTGACTCTATTTCAGAAGAAGATGCAGAAGATCTTTTTAAGGATAAATTTGAGGAACAGGTTGATTTAAGATTGCGAGATCTTTTTGAAGAGTTACCTGATCAGGTTAAAGAGATAAATAAACTTGCTCTTAACAATGGAGATGTAGTTGGATATCTTAAACTAATCCTTGATGAAGAACAACTTCCTGTTGATTTTGATATTGAAAATGAGGAACATCAGGTACTTAAAGTGAAAAAATCATTAAAGAGTAAAGGTTATAGTGATAATTATATAGAAACTCAGGTTGATTTTTTAAAAGAACATGGAAAGTTAAAAGATGTCGCAACTGAAGAATACAATAAGGAAGAAAAGGAAAGAGCATTCTTAAAGAAGAAAATGCTCAAGGAAGCTGAAGAAGCAAAGGAAAGAGAAAAACTTGAACATTTAAAGTTAAAGAGAAGAATTTCTGAAACAGTAAGTAAGTTAAATGAGGTTAATGGGATCCCTATTAATAAAGATGTTAAAAAAGTTCTTCCACAATATCTTTCTGAAAAAGCTTATAAGCTTAATAATGGTACAAATATTACTGAGTTTCAAAAGGATCTTTTTGAAGCACTCAATAATGAAGATGTCGCATTACAATTTGCAATACTATTAAAGAATAGAGATAAAAATGGAAATCTTGATTTTTCATTTATAAAAGCAGATGTAGAATCTAAAGTTACCAAAGGAATAAAAAATGATATAAGAAGACAAAAAGATACTTTAGAGTCAGCAAGGGGAAGTTCACAACAAAAATCTTTAGCTGATTTTTTTGATAAATAATTAAAATTAAATTATGGCAACACTTGGAAGTAAATTAATTACAAAAAATATGCAGAGGTTAGCAAACATGACTGAACTGAACCACCTTGGTATGGCTCTTCATGCAAAACCAGAAAAGCTCATGGGCGTTATGGATAGGCTATTCTCTGCACAAAACTACTACTCAGATAATCCACTTTCTTCAACTTTGATGGGTAACAGCCTGACAGAGAAGAAAATAGGTTCAACTGAATGGGAATGGGAACTTAAAGGTGCAAATGAGAAACCTGTAGTTATCATGGATCTTGTTGAGACAAGTAGAACTCCTGGTAAAGGTAGGACAACTTTTAAAATTAAAGTTGATGAGAACCTATATTTACCTGGTGACGTTATTGGTCCTGGTACATCAGGAAACAAATATCTCTCAAGGATTATGGATAATGTAACAAGGGATGGAGATGGATTCATTCTCACATTGAGATTGAATGATGATAACTTTAACGCATCAGTTCCTTTAGCACTTTTAGCACCAGGACAGAAATGGGGAAAATTCTTCTCAACTTATGAAGAAGGTGCAGAACAATCAGGTTCAACTCAATTTACAACTTCAATTGGATTGAGGAACAAACTTGGTAAACTGAGAAAAGAATATAGAATTACAGATTATGCTTCAACAGAAGTATTGGCAGTTAAGATTGCTGATTCTAATGGAAGAGAGCATGATTCATGGATCAGATTTGCAGATGTTGAATACTGGATGCAATGGTATCGTGAAATTGAAAGGTCAATATGGTATAACAGAAGTGTAAATACTGTCATGGGATCTACAGGTAGACCTGTTAGAGGATTCCCTGGAGTACAAGAACAACTTGAAGATTCCCATATTGGAAGAACTTCTATCCTTACAACTAAGTATATAGAGGAATATCTTATGGATATCTTCTATGGAAGGGTTAAACCTGGTAAAGGTAGAAATGTAAAAGGCTGGACAGGAGAATATGGAATGATGAATTTCCATAGAGCTGTAACAGACTGGATGGAAAAAACAGGATTTATTAAGAATGTAGAGACATTTACAAGTCCTATGAACTCTGGAATGGATGCAATTGGATTGCAGACTGGATTTAGAATGGTAAAATACAACATGGCTAATGGTAGTTCTTTGGAACTCTTCCATAATCCTTTGTATGATGACAGAAACATACATTTTGAAATAGATGAATTGACAGGATACCCACTTGAATCTCAAAGGATTACATTCCTTGATTTCTCAGGTGATGGTGGAAGTAACATTCAACTTATCAAGAAAATTGGTGGAGATTTCTTTAATTATGTTATGGGTAACTATGGACCTACAGGACCAAACAATTCAAAATTTGTAGCTCACTCTGGTGACTACTATGAGATGCACGTTGGAACAAACCTTGGAATCCATATTGGAGACGTAACGAAATGTGGAGAAATTTTAATTTCAAGAAACTGATCTATATAATGATTTATTTGACCTATAGAAATATAGGTCAAAAAGTTTCTTAAATTAAATTAAATTATATGAGAATTGAAATTAGACCAATTGCCAGAAAGAAGTGGCATGAAAAAACGGGTAAGGAGGATTTTGCAAGACCAATAAAATTAAGTGCCCTTGTTGATCCAAATACCATGAAATACAGTACAGGACTAGATTATTTCAATAGAAATTACACTGATCCTGATACTCTTGAAAAGGTGACAGAAGCAGAGTATTACTCTAAGCTCTTAAGACAAAACTTAGATGATGCTTTTACAATAGGAGTTCCCCACATATTTTGGGATTCCCCTGCAGCAACTGTAAAACTGGAAAATAATACAATGTTCCTTTTTACAGAAAAACCTTTAGATTTTATAAAGTATAGAATCTGTAAAGCTTCAAAATATGTTGCAAACAGTATGAGAGATTATGAAGAAGGTTTATATCCTGAAGCTACTCATATTTTATATGATGAGGCAGAGGAGGTAGAAGCAAAGGCTTCAAAGATAGAAATAAAGAAAAAGACTACAATTGCATGTAGTAATTTGTCAAAGGACAGAAAGATACAGTTGATACTTATTATTGCAGGTAAAAATTTGAAAGGAAAATCTGATGATTTCGTTGAGGTTGAGTTAGATAAGATTATAGAGAAGGAACCAGCAGACCTTTTAAGGATAATTGAAAAGAATAAGGAAGATGTATTCTTACATGCAATGATACTTGAAGCAATTCAGAAGTCAGTACTTAAGAAGCAAGGACACAAGATTGTATACTTTGATTCTACACTTGGTTCTGATATTGAAGATGTTATAGATTATTTTAAATCTGATGAAAATCAAGATTTGAAATTAAGAATTTTAGCAGCTATAAACTAATAAAAAATGACGATAAAAGAATGGCATCATGAATTTAAACTAAAATTAAATAAGGTTGATTCACAACAATATTCTAATTTTCAGATTCCTGATATAGATTATATGTTTAATGAAGCCATTCTTATTTTTATTAAACTTGTAGCTGAACCAAGATATAAAAATCATCTTGGATTTGAAACTACTCAAAGGAGTATTGATGATATAAGACCTATAGTAAAGAATGATTATCCTATTACTACAATAGTAAATAATGTTGCAACTTTACCTACGGATTATATGTTTTATTTAAGATCTTATGCTTTAGTTACTAAAGGAAAATGTCTTAATAAAAGATGCAGAGTATTTATCAGACAACATGATGACATGTTTGAAGAAAGTGCTTTTGACAAAAGTAATTTTGAATGGAGATTTCAAAATGCTTTGTTTACTAAAGATGGATTAAAATTTTATCCTGATGGTGTAGTAGACAAAATTTATCTAAGTTACTTAAAGAAACCTGAGTATGTTCACGCTGCAGGAGACTATAGTAATAGTGGTTACAAAAAACTTGATGGAACTGTACTGACTGGTTATAAAAATTGTGAACTTCCTGACCATCTACACAGTGAAATTATTGATATAGCTGTTTTATTAGCATCTGGTAGTATTCAATCTCCAGATTATAATATTAAACAAGCAAAATTAAACTTAAATCAAATTATTTAAAACTTAAATTATGGCAAGAAATAATGATGTTTTTAACGTACTGGTAACAAATGAAGATGAAGTATTGTTAGCTGCTGGAAATGAAGTAACTGACCTTGGAGTAGGACAGTTTGGCTTTTTCAATGCTGATACTAATCTTAGTTTTGATACTTCTACTACAAAACCAAAGAATTTTTATATTGCTCTTGGTCTGGATAAGAATGGAGATACTGTGCTTGATGATATAAACAAATCAGCAGGACAGCATATTCAATTCAAAAATGTTCAAAAAGTTAGATACTCACCTTACAGTGCAGGTACTAATATGAAAGTAAAGATAGCAGGTTACACTGCAAAATGTGATTCAGACTATGGAATAAGAATAGAACTACAGAATGAAGAGATTCTTCAGATGATAGGTAATGTTCAATTTAGCAAACCTTTTATAGTAAGAACTTCATGTTGCGAAGATACATGTGAGTGTCCTACAGGAGACGCTAATGAAATTACTAAACTATTGGTACAGGCTATGGCAGATGAAGAACTGTTTACAGCAGTAGCTAAAGCAACTCAGGCATTAAATGATACTGTACACGGTACTTCAAAAGATTATGCAAAAGATGAGACTATTGATGTACTGGCAGATTTGGATGCAATGACAGCCTGGAATTTAGATCCAGACAACGCTGCAACTAAGGTATGGAGTTATATTGAATTGGAAAGCACTCCTCAACTGATAAAAGCTTTCTATGGAATTAATACAGATTATCAGAAACTAAGAGGAACAAAACTTATTGTATCTCTTGTTGAAGGTATGGAATGTAGTGGAACAGTAACAGTAACTCAGGAGTTGACTTTTGAGCAAGGACTTGGTTATAATATCAATCCTTTGGAATATCAAGCTTTTGGATGGACTGGTGAGACTGGACCATATAGAACAAATGGACTTAATGGTTTAGCAAAACCAATGAATTATGTAGCTATACCTACAGAACACTATGATATATTCACTCTTGAATATGAGTTTGAGGCACAAGCAGGATGGGGGGAATACAAGAATGACTTATGTACATATCTTGTAGTTAAGAACGGAGACGCTGTTGTTTCAGCACTTGGTGATGCTTTTGTAGCTATGTTTGATTCTATTGATGGTGAAGAACTTTTACCAGCAGGAAATTAAAATAAATAAAGAATGGCAACAATATCTTTAGCAGGTTTAAAAAAGAAGTTAAGTGCTGCCCCTTTTAAGGGGTATGCACTTTTTGGGTCTACATTTAATGTTTCGTTGGACTATGTCTTTGATGTTACTCCAACAGATGAGTTTAGGAATATAGGTAGTATAGAATTAAAGTATCAGTCAGGAAAACTAATTATAACTTCAATGAAGTTTGTTTTTGTTTACCCTACTGATTTTATAATTGAAGATGATATGATAGGTATTAATCCAGCTCTTGCTGTTATTGAAGCTGCTTTAGGAACTTCATTAATAGATATAGGTGTAAAACCTGTAGTTGGATTTATTATAGAAGATGATTTGATAGGAATATAAAATATAAAGAAATGGTAATGATATCAACTACAATTAATGATTTTGAAAGTGTATTGTCACAATACCCTTTTGAAGGTTACATAAGAATAGGTGGTTTATGGAAAGTTTCTCTTGACTATATGTTTGAGGTTACTCTTGATGAATCTCCCGTAGAATTTAGAAATGTTGGAACAATAGATCTTAAATTTATCTCTGGAGAGGCTATTTTAGTAGATGCTAAATATCTGATTATTGCAGCTACAGGTTTCATAGATGGAATGGGAGAAGGAGATGACAGTGATATTTTAGATGCTGCTGAAACAGCTATAGCAACTGCTCTTTCTGATTTTACTCTATTAAAACCAGATACAAAAGATTCAAGAATGAGTATTGTTGAAGAAACAGTAATAGTTCAAAGAGATGGTGGTAATCAACCTCCAGAAGAAGGTCCAGTTACTTAAATAAATAATTAGGAGAGTGTTTCAATACACTCTCCTTAACTTTAAAATTTTAATATGGGTTTTGAAAGTCTTGAAAGAGAAGTAGGTAATTTAAGAACTGCAGTAAACAGTATTCTTAGAAAGATGTGTGCTGCTGAAGAATTAACACAAAGACCTGGTATTGAAGTAATTGATATTATTTCAGTTGACTCCTTAGAAACAGGTACCACTGATTCAGGATTATCGTCAGTGAGTTTTCAGAATACTGGAGATTCAGATATACTAATAAAAGGTGTATCAATACCTTCTGGAGATATAATTGAATTTTCAGCAAGTCCAGGAAAGGTTTTGGATGAAATAAGTTATGATTCTCAATTATCTACTATACTAATTACAACTTTAGCATAATGGGTGGTACAAGAATAAATAGAACATTTTCAAATAATATTTTTGGTGCTTTATTTGCAGCACAGGATCCATCTACAGTTAATAGATTTGTAACTGTAAATGATTTACTTTCTGTAGGTATAGGTACTAATATTTTCTTTGCTACTAATTATTCTGCATTACCTGATCCAGCTACTCATGTTGGGTATTTTTATTGGGTAGATGAACCACAAGGAACAAAATGGTTACCAGGAAAATTAGGTGGTACTTATTATGGTCCAGGCTTATATTATTGTAATGGTATAACATGGAAAACAGCAGATGCTCCTTTTCAAGCTACTCAGGCAGAAGTTGATGCAGGATTAGTTGATAATAAATTTGTAACTCCATTAACCCTTAAAAATTCTGCTCAAGTAGCAAATAAAATCACATGGGGAACAGGAGAAAAGTCAAGTGCTATTGATGCAGGAAATGTTGGAGAGATTACAATAGAAAACGATTACTTATATGTATGTGTACAAACAGGTATAGCAGGATCAGCAATATGGAAAAAAAGTGTATTATTTGCAACATAAAAAATAAATAAAATGAGTAGAAAGAAAAAAGAACTTTTGAAACAGCTTGAAGAAGCTGATAACAAGCTTAAAGAAGCTGATGAAAAACTTAAACAAGAAGAAATAAGAAAACAGGAAATTGAGAGATTAACTGAAGAAGCAGAGAAAGAAGAATTTGAATTAGTTGAATCAACAAGGAAGAAAATAGAACAAATAGCAGAAGAAAATGGATTCTTTTGTGGAATATATCTACAAAAAGAGAATGTCTTAGCTATAGTACAACTTGCTTTAGAAACAAATGAAGATATTCAAATTCCTTTCAATTTATATTTTAAAGAAAATTAAATTTAAAAAACAATGGCACAGTATGACATTCACTTAATTCAAAACACTTCTGGATCTGGAATTGAATTTTCAGAAAAACAAGTAAACATTGCAAAAGGTGGTTTGCTTTCAGCAGCCACAGGGGGTGTTCCTACAGTATTAGCTGGAGGAACTGATGGTTATCATCTTGTAAGAGATGATAATGAAGTTACAGGTTTAAAATGGGTAGCTGTATCAGCAACTCATACACAAAATACAGATACAGGAACTACAAATAATACTTTTACAGTAGATTCTGACGGAACAACAGGTAAGATTATTTTGGATGCTGACAATGTAGGAGCTAACTATACTACTACTATTCAGAACCAGGCACAGGCAGCAAGTATAGTTTTAACACTTCCTGGTGTTACAGGTACTCTGGCAACAGAAGCTTTTGCTACAGGTCTTTTCAGTAGCACTGATGCAATGATATTTAAAGGTACAGTAGGTTCAGGAGGAACACATGAGATTGCAGCATTTAACTCACTTGCTACTTATGATGCAGGTTGGACATACAAAGTAATAACTGCTGGTACAATTAAAGGAAAAGTTTGTGAGATAGGGGATATGGTTATTGCTACTGTTGACAGAGCAGGATCAGGAAACGTAGATGCAGACTGGGTAGCAGTACAAACTAATGTTGATGGTGGAGTAACAGGTCCAGCTTCAGCAGTTACTACAAACATTGCTACATTTAATGGAACTTCAGGTAAAATTATACAAGATGGTGGAGTTGCTATTTCAGCACTTGCTACAAGCACACATGCTCATGGAAACGTAACTAATGCAGGATATATTGGATCAACAGCTAATTTACCTATAATTACAGGAACAGGTGGTATTTTACAGGCAGGTGCCTTTGGAACTGGAGCTACACAATTCTGTGTAGGTAATGATAGTAGGCTATCTGATGCAAGAACACCTACCTCACACACACATGGTAACATAACAAATGCAGGAGCAATAGGAAGTACAGCAAATTTACCTATTATAACTACAACTTCTGGTGTATTAACAGCAGGAGCTTTTGGAACAGGATCAACAGATTTTACAGTAGGTAATGATGCAAGGTTAAGTGATGCAAGAAATGTTTTATGGGTAACAGCACCATCAACTAAGACAAGTGTTGGAACAATAGGACAGTTTGCAAAAGATGACAATTATATTTATATTTGTACAGCAACTAATGTTTGGAAAAGAAGTCCAATTGCTACAAACTGGACAAATCCAGTATAATTGATAAAAATTGATATATGGCTACTGGCGATATAAAAGTAATTAGAGAAGAATCAGGTAGTTGGTCTGAAGTAAATGCAGCTGACTACCTGCTATCTTTTGGAACTGCTACAAAAGGAGATATAGTACTTGGAGAGAATACTTCTATTGCTTATGATCCAGCAGGTTCAGCAGATGGTAAATACTCAGGTGAAACTATTACAGGAACTGCAGGTGCTGTAATAGCATTTGGAGAACTTATTCAATTATCAAATGCAGATGGAAGATGGGAAAAATGTAGACCTGATGTGGCAGCAGGAGCAGTAGGAGATTGTAGAGGATTAGTAGGTATATGTGCAGTAAAAGCAGATGCTGATGGTGATCCTATAAAAGTTTTACTTAAAGGTACTATAAGAGCAGACTCTTTATTTCCATCATTAACTGTTGGAAAACAGGTATTTTCAGGAACAGCAGCAGCAGGAGCAGTAACCTCAACAGCACCTACAACATCAGGTTATGTACAAAGAGTTGTTGGATTTGCTTTAACAGCAGATGAAATATTTTTTAATCCATCACCTAACTATACAACAGTAACTTAAAAAGGAAATTATGGCAATAGATGGTTTATATAAAAATTATATTGATTGGGATATTCTTGGTTATACTAATACTCCAATTGTAATTGAAAATTATAAAGGATTGAAGATTTGTATAGAAAAAAATAAAGATCAACTTGATTTAGTTTTATATCTTGATAGTATAAATATCATGACAACGTCTAAATTTGAACATGATTTAGCTCTTCGTGTGGTTAATGAATGTCCAGAAAATAGTAGAGTACTTGTAAGTGGATTAGGATTTGGTTTAGTATTACTTTATTTAGCTGAATCTTGTAAATCAAAAGAAGTTATAATTGTTGAAAAAGACAAAAGAGTTTTAGAAATACTTGCTCCTCGAATTGAAAAATATTTAAAAGGTCATGATCCAAAATTTAATTTTAAAATTATTGAAGGTGATATTTATGATGAAATTTTAAATAATGGAATATTTGATTGGATATTTATTGATATTTCAGATGGTACTCCTGATGAATTTCATAATTTGTCTAAAATAGTATTATCAGAGCATGGAGTTTTTTCATCATTTAGAACTAAAAATCAATTAACTAATGGCCAGTAGTTTAAAATCACCAGGAACAGCAGCTAATGATTCCTCAGTAGGAGCAATACAATGGAATAGTGTAAATAATGTAAAAATAGAAGATATTAATAATGCTGATGTATATATTAATCCTAATGTAATTACAAATTATTTAAAAGCAACTAATTTTGGATTTTCTATACCTGATGGTGCAACTATTAATGGTATATATGTAGAAATAAAAAAACGGGCAAGTTATGCTGAAGCATCTAAAAATGTAAAAGATAAATACATTAAAATAGTAAAGTCAAATGGATCAATAGGAACTACTGATAATGCTAATACTGTTTCTTTATGGCCAACCACTATGGCATATTCTGGTTATGGAGGATCAAGTGATAAATGGGGAGAAACATGGTCATCATCAGATATTAATGATTCAGACTTTGGAGTAGTTGTAAGTGCTGTGGGTACAGCATCAAGATTAGATTTCGTAATAGGATACGTTGATCATATAAGAATTACTGTGGATTATACAGAAGCTCCATCATCCCAAATAGGTACTATAGACGGATTAGCAAGAGCATCAGTAGCAACAGTAGATGGATTGGCTTTGGCAAGTTTAAAAAGTTATAATGGATTAGAATAAAAATATAATTATGATAGATATAATAGGAAAGTTATTGAAAATAGAAAAACAGGTTACTCAGTTAGTCTGTAATAAAATAAAATGTAGTCATGCATTTCTTACAAGTATATATGAATATGATCCAGATAATCCTTTAGAAGGTTGGAAAGCTCCTAAAAATCCTACTTTAGGGGATACTATTTCAGTATTATTTTATAATAATATTATAGTAAGTTATACTTATATAGTAGGAGAAGGAAATATTAATTCTATAATGCCTAGTCCATATACACCTCCATTTTTATCATATACTGCTGAAGTCAGTAGAACACCTGCAACTCCTAATATAAGAGCAACACAAGTAGTAATTGATAATACAACAGGGGTAACTGTAACTGTTTCTTTAGAAAAAATATATGGAGTTGATTATATTATTTTAAATGGACTTGAATTAATTCAGGATAAAAGATATGTTTTAGGTATTCAAATAGATGATTTAACAGTTTCTTTTATGGAAGAAAATACTGAATATAGAGTTAATTTAGAGTTAACAGGAGATGGACAAAAATATGGGATTTATTTACAAAAAAGAGTATTTAATACTCAAGCATGGGTAAATGTAGATGAAAATACTCCTTTTACTACAACTTACGATGTAAGGATATATACATAACAGTATAATTACTAATTATAAATAAAAATTAAATTATGGACATAAACAGAATTTTTTCATTTGCAGATGAAACAGCTTTAGAAGCTTATAATACATTAAATGGTGTTGATTTAGCTTTAGAAAATAGAATAGGATTTGCTGAATCAGAAGAATCTTATTGGATTATGAAAGGTACTGATGGTACTCTTGAGATTACAGGACAAGATTTTAATCAATTTTCTGAAACAACTACTGGTACAGTAAATGCTCAGACTTTAAAAATAGCATCTAACTCTCATTTTAGTTTTAATAGTTATCTTTATTTTGCAGATAATGATGCTATAGATACAGCAGGAGATTGGAGATTTTTTGCTGATATACGTGGTTTCTATTTTGAAGTTTGTACAGTTCCAGCTTTAACTAAAGGAGGAGGAACTTGGGTGAATAGACAAACTATAAATCCAAGTTTATAAATACTATTTATTTATCTTAAAAACTTAGGAAAATGAAAATTTACGAAAAAAAGAAAAAAGGTGGTAAAAAAGGATGTTAATTATTAACTTAAAAAATTTTTTATGAAAACAAAAGATTATGTACTTGTAGGATTATCTGTAGTAGCATTAGTGCTATTACTTTGGAATCCTTTTGGTTTTGGAGGTGCTTTACAAGCTTTGTATAGTATATTACCTCTTAGTTATATTTTTTACAATCACTTTACTGAACTTGGTAAAGTTGGTGTGGTAAAGTCAACATTGGCTGTTGAAGATCAAAAAGCTATTGATGCTGAGAAGATTAAATCTACTATAAGAATGATTCTTCAAGTATTAGGAGTTCTGATTGCAGTATTAACAGCTTTGGGTTTAAATGTTCCTATTGTAAGTACAATTAATAAAGCATTACAAAGTTTGCTTTCTAATTTTGATGTTACAGCAGAAGCTATTGGTGTTATTATAGGTACCATTATAACTTTAATAGGATATTTTAAAGACAAAGGAAGATTTGCTGACAGAGTTTTTGGTATAAACAAATAAAAAATGATATTTTTCTTGTTTATTTGAAATTTTTATTATACATTTGTGTTTTAAATAAAAGAAATGGTAAATACTACAAACATAAAGATTAATGAAGCAGCAACAAGGGTTGATGTTTTAGTTGAAACTTCTGAAAATCATAAGTTCACAGGTCTTTCATTTTGGAAGTCTGAAAATTTTCAAAATATTGATGATGTTATAGATTTAACTAGTTTGATGTCTATGACAACAAATGAGGAAGATTTCTATATTACTGCTGAGGATGTTGGTTTGACTAATTTTACAGGTCTATTCTTTCTTGAGTTTACCACTGATGAGATAGATGATGAACCTTCTTGTCAATATCTAGATAATACTTTTTTAGCAGTTGTAGGAAATTTTACTAAATATCATTTATGTTTATTAGATAATATTGCAGCCATAGACATAGAAGATTGTGAAGTAATATATAAAGGAAGTAAAGATTGCAGTGAATGTAAAGATTATATATTCTTAATGAATACTTTACTTGAAAGTCTTTACATAGCTTCTCTTTATGGTATGTATGATGAAGCCTGTAGAATTATAGAGAATCTTGATGAAATATGTGATGATTGTACTTGTTATAATAAAAGGGCAATCACATTAAACTTGTCAGGAGTCTATATGAAAACTAAAGAAGATTGTGTTGTTTGTAGTTATGTAGAAAAATATTAGCAATGGAAGAACTCATAATAGACAATGTAAATTATGAATTAGACAAAAGAATTATAAGAGGTTTAGAGAATAACAATGCTCTAAACCTTCTTATATTATTGTATAAGTACACTAATTATTGTACAGAAAAAGAATTAACAAGTGATATACCTATAATAAATAAATTGGTATATAAGCTCAAACATAATTGTTTATGCTAAAATTAAATTAAAATGTGGGATATAAGACAAAGATTAATTGACTTAGAACAAAAAATAGCATGTATAGAAGGTAACTTTGAACAAGAAGCTGGATCTATGCAGGATATAATTGCTCCAGGTCATAAGATAGGAAAGTATATAAATGGTGCAGGAGTTGAAAAAAACTTTTATGAAACTATTACAGGACTTACCTTTAATCCTGAAACAAACTTTTTAAGTTATACACAAGAAGATGGTACAATACAAAGTATTGATTTAAATGCTTTTACTAATAGTTATATAATTACAAGTGGTAGTGTTGTAGGTAACTCTATTGTGTTTCTAACTGATACAGAAGAAACTATAACTGTAGATATCTCTGATTTACTTGAGCTTCCTGTTTGTGAATTAAGTTTAGATACAAATACTAATACACTTACATTTATAGATGAAACAGGACAAAGTTTTCCTATTAATTTAGGAAAATATAATATAGCTTCTGCAGTATTAAGTGATGGTATAGCTACTTTTACAAAAAGTAATGGAGCTACTTTTACCTTAGATTTAACTCCCTTAGTTAATAATATACCTACACTTACAAATTTACTTGTTACAGGGCATATTATAGGAACTTATGATAATGATATAGGACAAACTTTTACAATAAAAGAAACTATAACTACTTTAGAGGATAATGGAGATGGTACCTTTACATATGTAAATGAGAATGGCGGAACTACTCTAATGAACACTAATCCTAATTATACTATAGGAGTTAATCAGGTTGATGAGGATCCTAACACTAATGGTGAGGGAGGAGCAGACCCAAAGGAAGGAGATATTTACTTATCAGTAAGTGAGCAACTTTGGTTCTATAGTGAGACTTTAGATCATTGGTATCAGGGAGGTGGTTCAGGAGAAAATGGTGTTCCCCCAATATATGATAGTCTTGCTGAGGCATATGCAAGTTTAGGACCTGGAGAGAGATTTATGTATTCAATAACAAACATAGATGGAGCTGTAGCTTATTCACAAGCTTGGACTCCTATTATTACTTAATAACAAAAAAATAAAAAAAATGGCAAGTAATTATTTATATTCACATGGAGTTACTACAGTATCAGCAAAACCTGATCCAACTTTTAGACCTGGTGCAGGTCAAGCAAGATTAGCAAGATTAGCTAATACTTTTGAATATTATTACTTTCCAGGTGATACTATTACAGGAGTATGGAATACTTTAAACTTAGATTTTGATGCAAATTATAATCATGCAAGTATTTTAGCAACAGCAGGAAATAATCCTACTGATATATCTCTTGTTATACAAGATATACTCAATGCTTTATATGGTGTAATGGGTATAGCATTAGATGGTAATGAAAGTGTATTAGTTAGAGCAGTAGCTTTTCCAGATCCAGCTCCTAATGGTACAGCACCTACAGGTGGTGAAGTTGCTAATCCAATTAATGGAGATACAGCAACTATACATTATAATAATAATATTTTTTCAAGATGGGTATATGCAAGTAATACTTGGAACTTTATTACATCAATAAATTATAATGATTATTTATCAACTGTAAGTGATTCAACTACAATTAACTTTACTGTTACAGGTAGTGATCTTACTGGTGTAGTAATATCAGATCCAACAGGAGGAACTAATGCTTTCTATCCAGTATCTGGTGGTAGTGGTGTAAAAGTTGTATCAGCTGCTTTACCTACTTATGATAGTCATCAGTTAGCAATAGATGGTGGTTTATTAGATGTTGGTGATTATTATTGTTTAACTATTACTAATATTGAAGGTGTAGCAAGTAATGGTAGAGGACCAATATTTAGATATACAGGAATAATTTAATTATGGCAATAGTAGGAAATTCAGATATAATTGTATTACCTAATGCATTAGCAAATCCTAATGATATTGAGTATGCTGTTATTCAGGATACTCAGAAACAATTACTGGCAGTAAATGAAGGTAGTACCAATTTATGGATTTTTAATACTGATACTAATCTATGGGTAAATATAAGTTCTTCTACTGAGAATGTAGGAGGAGAACAGGAAGTATATGATGATGAAGCTGAATCTTCTTATAGAGATGTAAGAACTTTTAATACCAGAGATAGTAGTATGAGAATATTACAGAGAGAAAATACTCTGGATTTTAGAGCTGTAGGACATTCTTTAAATGATTTTAAAATAGCAGATGATATTTTTCTTAAACCAGCTGTTATAAGAAATCAAGAAGTTTCTTCTAAAACTGTTGGAACTAAAATAAAAGTTTTAACATTAAATGGAAATAAAATAACAACAGATTTACCTTTAGATAAAAATCTTGATTTTAATCCTACAAAAGAAGGATATAATTGGATAATAAGACTTGATAAAGAGTTAGTTTTACAAAATGGAAATGTTAATTATAGAGTTGATAAATATAGTAATGGAACTTTTTATATAACTAAACTAAGTGGGGTAGATATTCAAATTAATGATACTATAACACTTTGGAATCCTTTTATAAATTATAAATATATACTTCCAAAACTTGATTTAAATTCTTTTGAATTTTTTCTTTCAGGTAGTACTCTTTTTGGTCAAACTATTCATAGTATTGAACCAATAGCAACTTTTTTTCATAATGGAAGATATATTATGCTTTTTGTTATGAGAAGAACTCAAAATCCTGTTACTTGGTATTTATCATATACAACTTCTTTAAATTTAATTGATTGGACTACTCCTACAAATAGTGATATAATCTATCAAAATACTGCAAATTATTCTACTGTAACTCATTTTTATAATAATTTTAGTTTCGATGGGAGTAATTTAAATCATCATATTATTAGTTTTGTCTGTAAAAGTTCACCTCCATATCAAGGTTATATACTTGTTTTAGATAGTGATTTAAATCTTATTTATAACTCTTCACTAACTGTTTCAAAATGGATAACTCGTTATAAAACTTTAAAATATAAAGGTAAGATTATTTATATTGGATTATCTACTGGAAATAATGGATTAATAAAAGATAGAGGATCAGATTTTTTATTAACAGATGAACCTTTTGATAATTATCAAATAGTAAATCCAACTACTTTAGTTGTTATAGCAAATCAACCTACTGAGGCTTTTTTAACTAAAAATAATACTTCTTATTCTTTTACAAATTGTTCTATACAAACTCCTGGAGATGAGACAACTTGGAGGCAAGGATTTTATTCTTTTCTAAAAGTAAATGACAAATTATCAAGAGTTTTATCAAGAAATATATTTGATATTTTAGATTTTAATGGTTTTTCTATTGTAGATAATCAATTTAGAAGATGGGATAATAATAATAGTATGCTTATTTCAGGTCAAGTCTTTTTCTCTCATAAAGATAAAATATATTTTTATAGAAGTGGAAAAGGTAGTCTTGCACCTTATTATAATAAAGCATCAATAGGTATATTTGAATTAAGAGATTACTCTAAAACTACTTTAGAAGAAGTTACTACAGATACTTTTGAGATCACTGAAAGTACATATACACAACAGAATCAGACTACTTTATTAGTAAGTGCTAATACTACAATAAACTTAAAACTATCTAAAGATTGGCAAGGTAAGGAATTAATAGTGAAAAAGACAGGAAACTTTACTTGTAATATAGTACCTTCAGGTTCAGAAACTATAGATGGAGTTGCTGGTACATATAACTTTTTAGGTGATAAAACAAGTATAGCACTAAGAGCTTTAGGTGGAAAAATTATTACATATAATAAATAGATAGGAGTATATTTAAAAACATAGGAGAAGGAG